AGTAAATACACGTGCTTCCCGTAGTAGGCCGCAATCAAAAGATACATCAGGAATGATTAAGGAGTCTGATGTAGAACAAATGTCTTCTCAGGAATACGAGGAAAATTCTGAGCAGGTAATGGAAGCAATAAGAAGTGGTAAATTTATTTACGATATAACAGGGTCAGCGCGTTAAATGCTTGACTTTTGTGCATAAATTTATATAACTATAGTAACTACATGACCCCCTATGTTAGGGCTACTCATACGTCTATTTAGCAACTACAGTATTCTTAACGATTTACCTAATTAAGTATAGGCCCGTAGTATATATTTATTGCAATACTTATACACTATGTACCCTAAAAAAATTAGCCGCAATAAGAAGACCGGAAGTTAGCGTCTGTTTATACGTGAAAGGATAATATAATGGCTTTTCAACGTGCAGCAGGGTATAACAACTTACCTAATGGTAATTTCAGCCCTGTAATCTATTCCAAACAGACACAGCTTGCGTTTCGCAAGAGTTCTGTTGTGGAAGATATCACCAATAATGACTACTTTGGTGAGATCGCCAATTTTGGCGATACGGTACGTATTATTAAAGAGCCGGAAATCACGGTTAAAGAATATGCTCGTGGTGCTCAAATTTCGCCGCAAGACCTTGACGACGAAGATTTTAGTCTTGTCGTAGACAAGTCGAATTACTTTGCCTTTAAGGTTGACGATATTGAGGAAGCACATTCGCACGTGAATTTTCAGTCAATGGCATCTGATCGAGCAGGTTATCGCCTGAAGGATCAGTATGACATGGAAGTTCTTGGCTACCTTTCGGGGTTTGCTCAGGCTTCACTCAGTTCTTTTGCTAGTACTGCTAATACTACAGTATCTGGTACCAAGGCTGTTTCGACTGCCGGTTCAAATGAACTGCTTTCTTCGATGCAGCTAAAGAAGGGTGACTTTGGTAGTATTACCACGTCATCGGCCGGGACGCATTCAATTCCACTTGCGGCTCGTTTGCCGGGAGCTAGTGCTCTTCCAACAGCTACTGCATCTCCGAATATGGTTGTGGCGCGAATGTCTCGTCTTTTGGACACTCAGTTTGTGGACAAAGACGGACGTTGGCTCGTTGTTTCGCCCCATTTCATGGAGGTTCTAATGGATGAAGATTCACGTCTTCTCAATCAGGACTTCGGTGAGTCTGGTGCGATCCGTAACGGACTGGCTCTTAGCAACCTATATGGCTTCCGAGTTTATGTTTCCAACAATCTACCGTCGGTAGGTACTGGTCCGGGTACTTCTGGTACTGCGAATCAGAACTCTAACTATGGTCTTATTGTTGCGGGACATGCTTCTTCGGTAGCAACGGCAAGTCAGATTACGAAAACGGAAACGTATCGTGATCCTGATAGTTTTGCTGATATTGTACGTGGTATGCACCTTTATGGACGTAAGATTTTGCGCCCAGAAGGAATCGCCAATGCAAAATATAACGTAGCATAGGGAGGGTACTACTATGGCAACTTTTGACATGACAGCCAAAAGTACAACTGGCGTTAGTGCTAACTCTAGTGCTATTAATCAAGCGGATCGTGGTGGAAATACAATGAGGATGCTTGAAGCCATTCTCGATATGACCGCCATGACCGCAGATGGTTATAGCTGTACAAATGGTGACATCTTTCAGCTTCTTGAAGTTCCCGCAAATACGTTTATTCTATTTGCTGGTGCGGAAGTGCTGACAGCATTTAACGGCTCCTCACCTACGGTTGATATTGATTTTGCAGCCGGGGATGATATTATTGATGGCGGTGACGTTACTGCAGCGGGTATTCTCGCTGAAGGAACTGACGGCCAGTCTAATGATGTTATTACTGGTGCAGACTCTCTATTTGAAGGTTTTGTAACTGCTGCAGACACAATTGACGTTAAGTTGATTGCTGCTTCTGCAGACGTTTCAACAGGTAAATTGCGAGTTTATGCTTGCGCTATTGACTGTAATGGTTGGGGTGAAGATACTGTAC